ATCCTTCGTTACAAACTTCTTGATAAACTCTGCAAGATGTTCGTCATGCTTATTAGCAAACTCTTGAATCATATGTACAGTGAAATCACGACCACTATTGTTTTCTTCTACGTATGTAAGTAAGTGGTCAAAGTCTTGGATTGGTTGATAGTTCGCATCGCCTTTCAACACAATCTCTTTACTCATCTTCTTAGTTGAGATACCTGTTGTGATGAATGAATTAAGAAGGAAGTTGAGGGCTTTGAGAATATCCTCATCACCCTTATGTCGTTTTAAGATTGCTTCCTTACCTGTCTTTGCAGACGTTTCTTGTAGCTGTGAAAATACACCATAGATTTTATTGATATCCAAAATTCAATTACCCCTTTATTATTTATTTCGTTTTGATACTAAAAGCTCATCTACTAAACCATAATGAAGAGCTTCTGTTGCAGGAATATACCAATCTTGCTTACGCTCTTTTGCATAGTCCATTTTGTGCTTTGGTACATTCGTGTGCTCTAAGATATAGTTATCATAAGTCACCATTAACACTTCTGACTGTTCAAGGCTTTCTTTAATTTCTTGAATCACTCCACCTAAAGCAGTTGAAATCTGGTGATACATGAATGTAGCTAATGGATGTGCAAAGCGTTTGTGACCAGATGCAAAGATAATGAATCCCATGCTCATTGCTTTACCAAAGCAGTATGTATGTACTGGTGTTTCAGAAGTATCAATAACTGCTACTAATGCAAATCCATCATATACACTTCCACCATATGAGCCTACAATCAATGTGATTGGCTCACGTACATATTTAGGGTCTTCTTTCTGTTTCTTATCATCGTGTCTATTAACTGCTTGAATGCCAATGATGATATCTTTGACAGAGGATTCAGTGACATTCTCATTCAAGATGAAGTCACGTTTAATCCCTGTAATTGTCGTTGTTGTAGTTTCTACTTTTTTAATCTCGTTGTTTGTATTGTTTGTCATATTGCATCCCCTTTTCTCATATGTTTTAGTATGGATTATTCTTTAATTGGTTCTGGATTAATAGTGACTCTATCTACCTCTTCGGATTGAAGGATGATTCTCTCACCAGAAACAGCTTGTACGAAAAACCACCTGTTGCACTCTAACGCATCTGCAAATCTACGACTAGCTTGATTAGGATTCTCCCAATAGAAGGTTAGCACTTCAAGTGTACTGCCATCCTTAAATCTTATAATCGCTTTATAGGTAAAGTTATCAATCTCTTCCTCTTCTTCTTTACCTTTACCAAACCATTTTTTAAATGTCTCAATCATCCTAATTCCTCCTTAGTGTGCTAGAGTATCTGCTTCACGCAGTAACTCTAGTTTGTCAAACATATCTTTTCCTACTTGTTTCATAAGCTTGTCACGATTAGCTCTTTCATCAAGTAAGTACATATGAAACTGAATCAAAGTTGTTGCATTATGTATAAATGTGGTATCAAATCCTAATCTTTCAAGGACGTGTACTGCTAGTTGAGCAGAGACATGTTCATGACCAATGAAGTTCGCATATCTAGATGGCTCACCTTTACGATTCTTGAAGTTCTTACAGAAATGTTTACCTGTATCGTGAAGCATCGCAACCCATAGCATAAGTTCCTTATCTTGACCATGATAGTTATTGAATACATAGTCGTAAACGTGATATGTATGACGGCTTACAGAGAATGCGTGATACTTTGAATCCTGTGCCATATCTAAGATGTATATGAATACTTCTGGGATGACTCTTGCAAGTTCCTCCATGATTCTGTATCCCATGTTATTTAGCATGACTTGCTTAGTTATGTATTCTCTTTTAGCTTCTGGGAAGCTCTTATCTACAAAGCTATAATCAAATTCAATCTCATCCCAACCTTCACTAAAGATAGGTATTTGAAGATTTTTGTACATCTTTTTAATCACATCATATGGTACAGTTCTTTCTCTCACATGATTGAATGTTACTGCTGTTTTGAATGGAGTTGTCATGTAAACAACTTTCTTATGTACTCCTTTAGGCAATTGTTGCAGTAATCCTTTTCGCTTCTTACGACTGATATTAGTAGCATCATAGATGACGTTTGTGCCCTCTTTTAACGCTTCTTTTGTACGTTTCGCCATTTCTTGGAAAATCATTGCAGGGTCGGCTTGGTCATTAACATCTCCATGAATCTCTTGTCGAAGATTGTCAGATGATAACCAAAGTGCATCATCCCCATTTTCATTCGCATATGTGGACTTCCCAGATGCAGGAAGACCCACTAGCATTGTAAATGTTGGTTTAAAGATTTCGATTTCCATTTAATCACTCCTATGTATGTATTATATCATTATTTTTTGTTTTTGTGCAAGCATTTTTTATTCTGTTGCTGACTCTTCTTCTTCAATGTCAAGGACATCATCTGCTTTAATGATACCTTCTAAGACCTTAAAGTTGAATGACTTCTGTTTGAATGCAGAGAATTTCTCTCTGTTCTCAATACGTACAATTACACCTTCACGTAAATGTGTTTGACCGATTGGGTCTGCACCATCAACATGAGCGTTTACACGTTCCATTAAGTCGTCAGCAGTTGTAAATTTGAATGAATCTAACTCTGGGCAGAATTTCACTCCCATTTGTTCACAACGAAGTTTAACTTCATGCCAAGGGTACTCAACAACATGTCCATCTTCGTTCGTCATTGTCATGCGGTATACATAGATATCGCTTTGACCTACTCCACAACCGTAT